CCGTAACGCAGAACCGGTAGTCCCCATACCGTAATCGGTGAGGGACTACCGGTCCAGCGATGTATCAACTAGTCAGAGCAAGATCTTTTGATGAATTTCAGGTGGTCACGAGGTCGACGTCCTCGCAGCCGCCGTCCGCCGAGCAAGCCAGCGTGCTGGAGCCCACGGTCTGGTCGAAGGTCTCGTAGAACGCCAGGTCCGACCACTCCACGCGGTGCTTCGTGGCCGCCAGCGCCTCGTACTCCTCCCGCGTGATCTCCTCGTACGGCGCCTGGACGTACGTGTGCTCGCTGAAGGGCAGGAAGGAGACGCCGGAGATCTCGGCCAGGTGCTCCCACACCCACTCGCCGACCTGCTCCCACTCGTGCTCGCGGACGCTGATGGTCACCGACGGCTTGTGCTCGCACCAGTGCCTCTGGAAGGCCAGCCACAGTTCCAGGTGCTCGATGGCGCTCACGTCGTCCCGTACCAGGGCCTCCTCGCCAGCCTTCTGCGGGAAGGTGAACACCCACGCGGCGGAGTTGTAGGAGTCCTCCTCGTAGGGCAGGCCCGAGTCGATGAGCACGAACGCGATCGGGTCCTTCTTGTCCACCCGCACCCGACGCTTGTAGAACTTCGCGTGCTTCTGGTGCAGGCCGGACTCACAGTCGACCAACTGAGAGACCGTGCCGGACGGCTTGACGCAGGTGGTAGCAGCCGACGCCGGGATACCGATGCGGGCTGCCTCGGCCGCGTTGGCCTCCACCACACTCCCGCGCAGGTCCGCCAGCAGCACCTCGGTCGTCTTCAGGTTGACCGTGCCGTTGGTCCAGCGATTGCCGTAGACCCCGGTGAGGGAGACACCCAGCAGGCGCTCCTCCTCCGCGTTCTTACGCCACTCCTCGCGCAGGTAGGGGTAGTCGGTCAGCGTCGACTGCCAGGTGCCCAGGACGGACGCCAGGCGCACCTTGCGGTACAGGTCCTCGGGGGTGTCCTCCGGCCTTACGACTACCTCGGACAGATTGCAGAACGAGAACGGCCGGAGAATGATCTCCGAGCACGGGTTGGTCCCGTAGTCGGTGTCCTCCTCCCGGCGCCCGAACTTCGCCGCCTGACGCTGCGCTGCGCCACGGTGGAAGATGCCACGCTCACCCGAGCCGCTGGCTACGAGGGAGTCCCACTCGGTGTGGAAGTCCTCGTAGCGCATGCCGTCGGTGTAGACGGCCGAGTTGTTCGCCAGGGCGCGGTAGGGGTGCTCGACCCACCACTCCCCGCTCTTGGCCTCGGCCATCTCGCGGTCGTCCAGGTCGGACAGGGAGATCATCGCCGACCGGCGGACACCGCCGACGACCACGACGGACGCGATCTTGCAGGCGATGTCGTGAACCTCGATCGGACGGAACTTCCGCCCGGCGGCCTGCTGGAACTTCTCGACGGTGAAGGTGAACAGGTCGTCCAGCGGACCCGGGCCGGAGGCTCGCCCTCCGAAGGTATTAAGACGTGCGCCAGCCGGTCGCACCTGGGACAGGTCCCAGTCGACGCGCTTGCCGTTCCACAGCGAGGTCAGCAGCGCGCGGTAGGCCAGGCCCCAGCCCTCCTTGGAGTCCTCGACGGGGATGTACACGCGGTCGTCGTACTCGATGACCTCGGGCACGGCAGGCAACTGGTCGGTGTACTTCCTCTCGACCGAGTAGCCGACCCCGGTGCCGTTCATCAGGACGTACAGCAGCTCGTCCAGAGCGCGGGCGTCCTTCAACGGGAGGTAACTGCAATTGAAGCCCGCGATGTTCGAGCGGTCCAGGGCGGGACCGGCCGTCATCACCGCGCGCATCGACGGCATGACCTCGTGGTTGAGGATGGCCGCATGGACCTCGTCGACCACGGCGGGGTCGGGGGTGTAGTCGTGCTTGTCCTTCAACTGGGCCAGCATGAACGTCACGTAGCGGGCGACGGTCTCGGACCAGGTCTCGCGCCGGTTCTCGTCTTCGATCCACCTGCTGTATCGCGATTTCGCGATGAAGGAGCGGTAGGGGTCGGCGATGTCACCGGCAGGGGTGAGCAGGGAGGTCACCAGGGTTTCCATTCAGTAGAGATGCGTCAGGGAGGAGAGGGCGCTCAGACCGAGCCGTCGGCCTTGATGATGGCGCCCGGGTTGTAGTTGCTCCGGCCTCCCAGACCGCCCGAGGCGACCTGCTTGGCTGGGGTGGCGGGACCGTCTCCTCCGCTGCCCGACGGCAGGCCAGCCGTGCTCTGCTGGAAGCGCGGGTTGTAGCCGCACTCGTAGCACTGCGCCATGGCGTTGGGCTGGCCTACCGGTCGGAAGTAGTTCGATCCTCCGCAGTCCGGGCAGTGCGTGTCCTGCTTGGCCACCATCGCGCGGGCCGGGGCCTGCTGCTGGGGCTGTGGCACTGTCTGCTGGACCGGCTGCTGCGGGGGGTAGGGCTGCTGTTGCGGGGTGGCCCACCACGGGCCCCCGGCCTGCTGCTGCGAGGCCGGAGGCTGGGCGGGGGCGGGGGCCGGGGCGGCCGGTCGGGCCGCCCCCAACTTGTTAGCCCAGAAGTTGCTCACCGAACTGCACTCCATCCGCGTAACTGATGATTCCCATGTCGAGGAGATTGGCGATGATCGCCACCACTCCGGCGCGGACGACTACGGAATGATGCCGCTGAAGAACCGCTGCGGTATCCGCGTCCACTGAATTGCCGGAGTTAACCAGCATAGCCGAGGCAGTAATGCCAGAAACTAGCGGGATGAGCAGCGCTAGCATTTCCCTCAGCGGTGCGAGTTGGTCGATCCGGTCGTGGCTGGCCTGGTGCTCCATTTCGGAGACGTCCGGGCTGTCCGGGGTGAGGTGCATGAGCGGGATAAGCCCCTCGACCTCTCCGCACGGGACAATGTCCCAGAGCAGCCGCTTGGTCAGCATTTGCGGAGTGTAGAGGTCGACCTGGAGGTCTTCCTCCTCGGTATTAAGTTCCTCGGGGAACTCGTCGTCCCTCTTCCTGCTGAAGATTCCCATTTACTTTGCCTCCGACCAGCGGTCCACGATTTTCACGTCCGACGAGAGCGGGACGCGGAGCAGTTTCTGGATTCCTTCGCCGAGCATGGCTTCCTTCACCAGCGCGGCGCATTCCTCGGCCCGGTCCTCCGGCGCGAGCGTCACGAGTTCGTCGTGCACGGAGAGGATCAGGCGCATGTCGTCCGGCAGGGCGCTGTTCAGCCGGATCATGGCCAACTTGATCAGGTCGGCCGCGCTCCCCTGGATGAGGGAGTTCACCGCCTGGCGCTCGGCACCCATCCGCAGGCCGTTGTTCTGGCTGAGGATGAGCGGCAGGCGCCGCTTGCGGCCGAGCAGGGTGCGGATGTGCGGGGGGCGCCGCGACCGGCAGACCCGTATGACCTGCTCCTTGAAGGCATAGACCTCCGGGAACATCTTCTGGTGCATCTCCATGAAGCGCTTGGCTTCCTTCACGGTGATGCCTGCCATCGAGGCAACCTTGTCCGGGCCCGCGCCGTACACGACGGCGAAGTTGATGCCCTTGGCGACCTGCCGGAAGTCGATGCAGGTGCGGTCACCCTCCTTGACCCGCCGCATGAACTCCTGCGGGTCCACGCCCATGAGCGCGGCGGCCGTAGCCGAGTGCGGGTCGACTCCGTTGTGGAACCCCTTGTAGAGGTCACCACGACCGATGAAGTGCGCGAGCACGACGAGTTCGATCTGCCCGTAGTCCGCGACGACCAGCTTGTAGCCGGGCGGCGCGATGAACAGGCCACGGATCTTCTTACCGAGTTCGGTGTCGGGCCGGGGGATGTTCTGGAGGTTGGGTTCGCGGCAGGAGAACCGGCCGGTCACCGTTCCGTACTGGACGAAGTCGGCGTGGATCCGGCCGTCGAAGATCCGGCAAGGCTTCTTCGGGTCGCCCTCCACTCCGAGGTACGCGATGGGGTAGTCGAGCAGCTTGCTGACTTCCGCGTACTCCAGGAGCTTCTTGACGACCTTGTTGCTCTCGTGCTTCTCCAGGCTGTCGGAGTCGGTGGAGTAGTCCTTCCACTCCAGCGCCTGGCCCGCGTCGCGCTTCTTCTTCCCGCCGTCGGTGGGCTTCATCGGCTTGAGGCCCTGGCCACCCTCGCTCTTGGGGGAGTACAGCACCTCGGCCTTCTGCGCCGGAGCGTTGAGGTTGAACTGCTTGCCTGCGGCCCGGTAGATGTCCGCCTCGATGTCGACCAGCCGGGCGGACATGTCCGTCACCAGCTCGCGCATCGCAGCCTCGTCGACCGGCGCCCCGGTGATGCCCATGTCGAGCAGCACACCCAGGACGTCTTCCTCCAGGCGCCTGACGTGGGTCAGGTTCTGCTCCTGGATCTGCCGCTGGTACCGCTTCCACAGCAGCCACGTGTACTTCGCGTCCATGTACGCGTAGTGCGCGACCTTGGAGAAGGGGTGGGCCTCGACGCACTTGCCGACGTTCTCGGTGTCGTAGTCGACCTTGTAGTAGCGCTTGATCAACTCCTTCAGGCCCTTTTGCTTCATGTTCTCGTCGAGGAGCCACTGAAGGACGATGGTGTCGCTGTACTCCGGCGGGCAGATCTCGCCCCAGTACTTCGCCGTGGAGATCAGGTCGAACGTGGCGTTATGCGCGATCTTGATCTTGTCTTCGGCGAAGAACAGCGGCCGGAGGATGGAGAAGACCTCGCTCGGGAGCATCTGCTCCGGCGGGGCGTCGTAGACGGCCGGGATGGCGTCGAACTTGTTGGTGAGCCGGTTCTTCTTGCGGGTGGCCTTGCTGATCAGGACGTCGCCGTTGGGGTGCCCGAAGGGGATGGCGTAGGCCATGCCGTCGGAGGCCAGGGAGAGCCAGTTGGCGACGTTCTGCGTCGGGACGCCTCGGTTGGGGCCGAAGGTCTCGATGTCGAATGCGAAGGCCGGACGCTCCATGAAGCGCTCGACCACGGTATTAAGTCGGTCGGGGGTGAGGATGACGGAGTTGCGGATCTTCACAGCGGGCTCCGGTGGTGGTGGATGGGGAAGCTGAGGGGGAGGCCCCAGCGCGGTGCTGGAACCTCCCCGTCGGAGGCTGCTAGTCGTTCAGGATCTCGCGGACGATGACCTTGAGTTCCGTGCGCCGGGTGACCTGGAGGATGTCCTCGTCGTACGCCTTGGCGTCGAACGTCTCCAGGTCGTCCTCGCTCAGGGGCTCGATGTCCCAGTCGTCGAGGAGGTCACGCTCCTTGACCGGCGTGATGTAGTAGTTGGTCTTCTTGTTCTTGGTCTCCTTGCGGACGGAGAAGTAGAGGTCGTCGCGGTTGATCGGCGACGTCTTCTTGTCCTTGGCGTAGTTCTTCAGGATGTCCGCGACCATCGGGCCGACCTGCCAGACCTTGACCTGCGGGTCCTCGGGGTCGGTGAAGTCGACGACGTTGAAGGAGACCTGCTGGCTGGGCTTGTCACCCGCGTCGTCGCACAGCGGGCACTTGCTCTCCAGGCAGGTGAAGGACTTCTTGCCGGAGCGCTCGATCCAGTGCTGGAGGAA